TAAACATAGAACTTTACTTCAGCCTGAGTATGAACATAGCGGAAGAAGTTCAAAATCAGCTTATTATGTTTTAGGAATTGATGTTGGTCGTATAAAATGTACTACTTAGGTTTGTGTATTTAAAGTAACTCCTCAACCTCAAGGAAGCGCTTTAAAAAGTTTAGTAAATATTTATACTTATGAAGCTGAAGACTTTGAAGAACAGGCTATAAAAATTAAAAAATTATATTATAAATATAAAGCTAGAATTTGTTCTATTGATGCAAATGGTATGGGTGTTGGTTTAATAGATTTTATGACTAAAGCACAAATTGATCCTGAAACTGGAGATTAGCTGGCTCCTTTTGGAGTATAGGGAGGTACAGCAGAAGATACTAATAATTTATATAAAAAGATTCGTGGACCATAGGTTGAAGAAAATGCTTTATATTTAGTAAAAGCAAATGCTCCTATTAATACATAGGCTTATACTTATGCTAAAACTCAATTATCTTCTGGAAAAGTTAAAATGCTTATTAATGAAGCTCAGGCAAGAGTAAAATTAATGGGTACAAAAGTTGGACAAAATATGAGTCCAGATCAAAGAAATGATTATCTTATGCCTTTTGTATTAACGGATGCTTTAAAAGCACAAATGCTAAATTTGGTGGAAGAAAATGAAGGTGTAAATATAATTTTAAAACAATCTTCAAGAAGTATAAGTAAAGATAAATTTTCTGCTTTTATTTATGGGTTATATTATATAAAACAAGAATAGGATAGAAAAAAGAAAAGAAAAAATTTTAATATTTAGGATTTTCTTTTCTTAAACTAAGGACAAAAATAAAAAAAATACTTATCTAATTTTTTAATATAATTAGTTGAAATGATAAACAAAGGAGACTTATATGAGAGCATCTTATGGATAGATAAAAATAGAAGATATTTTAACTGAAGCAGGTCTTTCTTTTCAACCTGAATATAGTTTTAAAGATCTTGTTAGCTCTTCTGGGCATCCTTTAAGATTTGATTTTGCAGTTTTTGATGATGATGGATAGGTAGATTTTTTAATTTAGTATCAAGGTATACAACATTACAAACCAAAAAGTAAATTTGGTGGTATGACTGGATTAAAAAAGCAACAGTTCTTTGATATGAAGAAACGATAGTATTGTAATAAACATAATATCCCTTTAATTTTAATTCCTTATTGGGATTATGAAATAATTTCATATGATTATATTATGGAGAAAGCGGGGTATTAAAATTGACACTTAAAGAAAAAATAGAGAAGGTGCCTGTATGAAAGATAGAATGGCAATCGTAAAACAAAATGCCAGTTTAGACACCGGTAGAGTAAATCAATCTACTAATTTTAACAAAATTAGAGTTGGATTACAAACTTTAGATAATGCTATAATTTCTTATGGAGATTTACAACGAACTAATGCTAGATTAGGCACAAAAAGTAATGTGTTAAAAGCTATTAATAATGGAGATATAGAAGAAATGAGATTAATTTCTAATTTTTTCTATAAAACAAGTGGTATTTATAAAAGAATGTGTCGTTATATGGCTTATTTATATAAATATGATTGGTTTATAACTCCTTATATAGGTGAGTGTCAAGGTTTATTAGATACAGACTCAGGATTAGCTGACACATCTTAGGATGAGAAGCAACTAAATCAAAGAAAACGAATTTTTAGTAACTTTTTTCATGTATTAAAATTCTTTGATTAGTTTGAAATAAAAAGATTCTGTGGTAAAATAGCATTAGAAGTAGTAAAAAATGGTTGTTATTATGGATATTTAATAGCACAAGGTAATAAAATTGTTGTACAGAAATTATTACCTAATTATTGTAGATCAAGATTTGAAGTAAACAATAGACCTGCAATAGAGTTTAATATGAAGTTTTTTGATGATTATTATAAAGATACTCAAGAAAGATTAAGAGTTTTAAAACTTTTTCCTAAAGAATTTGAAAAAGGTTATAAACTTTATAAAAAAGGAAAACTTCTTCCTGCTTTTCCAGGAGATACTCCTAGTTGGTATTTATTAGATCCTAGATCTACAATAAAATTTAATTTAGAAGAAGGAGATTACCCTCCTTTTATGGCGGTAATTCCTTATATTATTGATCTTGACGCTGCTCAAGATTTAGATAGACAAAAAATGGCTCAAAAACTTTTGAAAATTATTATTCAAAAGATGCCAATAGATAAAAATGGAGACTTAGTATTTGATGTGGATGAAGCACAAGCTCTTCATAATAATGCAGTTCGTATGTTAGGTAAAGCTATTGGTATTGATGTATTAACTACTTTTGCTGATGTAGATGTAGCTGATATGTCAGATAGAAGTAATCAATCTAATATAGATGAACTTGAAAAAGTTGAAAGAACTGTATATAATGAATTTGGTGTTTCACAAATGCAATTTAATAGTGATAGTAATACAGCTTTAAATAATTCAATATTAAATGATGAAGCATCTATGTATGATTTATTATTACAATTTGAGTCTTTCTTAAACTTATTACTTGAGCCTTTTAATAAATCTCCAAAGAAATGTTATTATAAAGCACAGTTCTTAAATACTACTATTTATAATTATAAATAGGTATCTAAACTTTATAAAGAACAAATGCAAGTTGGATTGTCTAAAATGTTACCACAAGTAGCTTTAGGTCAGACACAAAGTTCTATTTTAGCTACTTCTTACTTTGAAAATGATGTTCTTGATCTGGTTAGAGTATTTATTCCACCTATGATGTCTTCTACTATGAATGCAGAAGCATTAACAGGTAGAAAAGAAGTTTCTGGTAAAGAAGCAAGTAAAACTACTCAATAGTCAGGTAATGATGGTAAAGAAAGTACCGGCGGCCGCCCAGAAAAAGAAGATAATGAAAAAAGTGATAAAACATTACAGAATAAAGAAAGTTTATAATAAAAGGAGATAATTATGGCATTACCACATCAATCTATTGCTACAATTAATGCTCCTGAATTTATTAATTTGCAACCTCTTGATATAAATCCTTTTATGTCAAGTTGTGAAATTAAAGTATTGTATTTAGGAGAAAATAGAAACGGTAGCTATATTTCAAAAGATGTTGCCGCAGAAATGTCAAAAACACTTCGCGGCGCTCCTATCGTTGGTTATTTTAAATAGGATATACAAGATTTTGCAGGACATGGCGAGCAGCTTGTTTTAGATGATGATGGATTTCATTTCAATGTTTTAACAAAGCCATATGGTTTTGTAGCTCCAGATGCAAAAGTTTGGTTTCAAAAATTTGAAGATACTGATGATTTTGGCAATGCTATTGAACGTTAGTATCTTATGACGACTGGTTATCTTTGGACTGGTCAGTTTAAAGAAGCTCAATCTGTTATAGAAGAAGGTAAGCCTCAATCTATGGAATTAGATGAAGAAACATTAGATGGGCATTGGGCAACAAATGTTAAAAAAGATATGGAATTTTTCATAATCAACGATGCAATATTTACAAAATTATGTATTTTAGGTGATGAAACAGAACCTTGTTTTGAAGGTGCTTCTGTAACAAAACCTGATATTAGTTCTAATTTTTCTTATGGAATAGATGAGAATTTTAAAAAAACTCTCTTTTCGATGATGAATGATTTAAGAGATGCTCTAAAAGGAGGAAAAACAATGAGTGTAGAAGAAAGTAAGATTACTGAAGCTACTTTTGAACAAAAGTAGGAAGTAAATACTGAAACTTCTGAAGTCGAAACTTCTTTTGAAGCAACTGAAGAAACTTCTATTGAAGAATCCGTTTCTACAGAAGAAACCTTTGAAGCAAAAGAAAATGAAGAAAAGCCTGAAGATTCTTTTGATAAAAAAGAAGATGAAGAAGAAGAAAATAAAGAAGATAATGCTGAGGGTTCTGAAGAGACAGCTTCAGATGATGATGAAGAAGATGACGATAAAAAGAAATACTCTTTATTAGAACAGCAATATACTGAGCTTGAAACAAAGTATAATGAATTAGAAAATAATTATACTGAGTTAAAAGCTGAAAATGAAAACCTTGTAGCTTTTAAGTTAGAGGTTGAGAATAAACAAAAAGATGCTTTAATTTATAATGAATTTTATATGTTATCTGAAGAAGATAAAAAAGATGTTATTGAAAATAAAGCTAATTATACATTAGATGAAATTAAAGCAAAACTTGCTGTGATTTGTTACGACAAGAAGATTAATTTAAGTTCTGAAGAAAATACAGAAGTACATGAAACAGAAGAAGATCCTGTTGTAACATTTAGTTTTAATGATGATAATTCTAGTTTACCAGATTGGGTAAAAGCTGTAAAGAATTTTGATGAAGAGAATAATTAAGGAGGATTGCTATAATGGCATTACAAGTTAAAAGAACTGGTTTTGGTCAGGTTGAACCTAACCATCTCTCTGCTCAAACAAATGGCCAGATTTATGCACAACTTCCTGCTAAATCAACATTTAACATTCTTGAAAATGGAATGTTTTTAAAATATGATTATGAGCATGGAGAATGCAATTTAACAGGTGATGGTGAATGGATGCTTGTCATGAATGAAATCAAACTTTATGATGAAAGACGTCAAGGTCTTAAAGACTATGCTATGAAAAAGACTGATTTTATGGATGGCGAAATGGTACCTAGATTATTAAAAACTAGCGTTGGTGATATCTTTACAACTAATACTTTTGGTGCAAATACTTCTGCAGATGTTGAAGTAAATGGACTTAATTTAAAAGTTGGTGATGATCTTACTGTTGATTCTAGTACAGGTTATCTTAAGATCGCTGGTGAAAATGATACTACTTTCTTATGGAAGGTTGTTAAAGAGTATACAATGCCTGATGGAAAACCAGGTGTTAAGCTTCAGAGAATTGCTTGAGAAGGGAGAATATAATAATGGCTTTAGAAAGAAAAAGTTTAATCGAATTAGCTAAAGCTACAGCTAAGGCTACTATCAATCCTTCTTCAACATTTTCTTTTGGAGAAGAAAAGCTTTCTGCTGATGCTTTAGAGAGTACTTTTAGAAACCAATTAAAAGAGTTAGCTGCTACACCAGCACTCTATAGACAAAATAAAAATACAATTTTTGAATTGATTGAGATTCAGTTAACAGAGGTTCTTCCTCCAAAAGTTATGGCTGAATATGGTCAATTTGCTGATATTCGTACATTTGCTCAAGGCGAGCAACCTGTTTTTTATCAGAAGATTTCCGAAGCTTCTAGACGTAGAGCTAAACAGTTTGTAACTAAAGTTGGTTTAGCTGGTAGATATGAAGTCTTCAAACTTGATGGACGTACATTAGAAGTTCAGCCAACTGCTTATGGCGGAGCTGCTCAGATTGCATTTGAAGAGTTCCTTGATGGCAGAATTACAATGGCTGATGTTTATGATATCGTTCTTGAGGGTATGGATGAAGCAGTTTATAAAGAGATTGCTAAGGCTCTTGTTTCTATGGTAACTGGTCTTGGTACTCATAATAAAGTTACTAATGCTAGTACTTTTGATGAAACTAACTTTGACAAGTTATTAATGGTTGCTGATACTTATGGTAAAGCTGCTATTTATTGTACTTTTGAATTTGCTGCTACAATGATTCCTCAGACAGGTTGGGTTTCTGATAACATGAGAGATAGAAGATGGAATCAAGGTTATCTTGGAGATTATAAAGGACACCAGGTTATTGTTCTTCCTCAATCTTTCGAAGATGAAACCAATGCAGTTAAGGTTATTGATCCTTCTTATGCTTGGATTATTCCTACTGGCGCTGAAAAACCTGTTAAGGTTGCCTTTGAAGGTTCTGCTCAGGTTAAGGAAGTAGATGGC